TCATAAACAAGTTTATTTCTATACCTGTTCATAACATCCCTAAGGTATTGTTCTGCTTTTACTTTAGGGAGATTTCCGACATCAATATAAAAAATTCTACGTTCAGGTGCGCGAGAAAGTCTATAAATGACAAGAGAATCTTCAATCATACGAAGTTGATTGAGAGACTTAATTGCTTTGTGTAAGTATGAAAGAGTTGATCCTTTATTTCTATCTACAAGACCAGAAGTGCAATAAGTAATGGAATCTTTTGTCATTTTGATTCCTTGACTTGCACCAGTAGCATTTCTATTTCCAATAGGATATCCAGAATTTGGATTATATATGAAATACTCTTCAATTTCTGGAAACTCATAATCCATGGGATTATCAGTTTTAAATTGATATACGTTTTCTTTTTTCTTTTTATTTTGTCTAATATACCTCATTTTCATCGCGTCAATATAACGCAATTCTTTAATACCATTTTGAGGATTTTTTAGATCAATAACTTTATGATAATAAATTCTACCATCAATATACCAGTTTCTATAAATTTCGTGAGATTTTTTATCAAAATCCAATAAATCAAGAATATTTTTAAACTCTTGCCTTATTTTTTTCTTTATACCATCACTTGCATTTAGATTTGATAACTCAATTTCTACTGGTGTATCATTAGTATCTGAAACAATTGCTTCATTTACAATATCTTCAATAGCACTATCTACCTCGGGGTGAAGTGCCATTTCTCTATATCTTTTTATTAATTCAAACTCAGTTCTATATACACCTTCTAAATCTACATAAGAACCAAAAAACCCGCTGCTTAAATAGTGGTCAACTCCATCCTCATTATTTGGTGGAACTGGAGAGACTGCAGCGGGTGGTAATTTTTCATTATCTTCAATAGAAAAACCAAATAGTTTTGCCATAATTTATTTTAAAAGTTATCTTAAGACTATTTATCAACCGTTAGGAGTGCCTTGTCCAGTATAAGAGAATGACTGAACTTGGAACTCTACAGTAAACTCTTCAATCGTATCAGAAGAATCATATGAAAGATCAATCTGGGAAACGTTTGTTGGGAAGATATCAATAAACTCATACTCTTTTAATACTGCATTTGAGTTTCCAGTATTATCTTGGCTACTTGGAACAGATCCTCTTCCAAGTTGATAAACTTTAGCGTTTACCATATATGCACTAGGATCAGTAGCACCGATGTTAGTGTCTAAATCTGCTATCAAATTAGACCACTCTTCAAAAGCATTTCTGAGAATAAATCCTTCATCGTTGATAATTGTTACCGTCCAGGTATCAATTGTTCTATCACCAGCAACTTTAAAAATTCTTCCTCTAAATGGTACATCGATTGATGCAACATTTTGAGCTGGAAGTGCTGCTGACTTACACATAAATCTGAAATTATCAGAATCCCAGGCAATATTATTAGGAAGCGTTGTTAACTCAACTTCAAATAGATTAGGGCGAGCTCCACCACCAATAAGTGCAGATTTAAATTGAGAAATTGTTTTATTGTCTCTGGATGTTGCCATTAGTTTCTCCTCCTTTTGTTATTTAGTGATGATTAAATTAGGCTCTACCAGCTACTTCTTCAAAACTCACTCCTGTTCTAGTTGCAACAAAAGTAAGAGTAATATAATTAATAGACTTGGTTGGTTTCAGGTAAATATCTGCTCTAAATTCATTATTATCAATAACGTCAGGAGTGTTATTTGTTGTATCACAAATAACTAAGAATCCATAAAGACCTCTCTTTGCCTGAACATCACGGAGATAAGGTTCAACGATATTTCTAAAGTTTGCTCTCGTTAATTCATCATTAAGTTCGAAGAGTTGAGCTTCTGCTGCATTTTGAAGTGCTTGTTCAATTGTCAGGAACAATCGACGAACATTAATTCTATCAAATGCTGATGCATAACTCAGAGCGGTTTTATCTCCAAAAAGAAGAGTTCCTATTCCTGGTTGAGTAACAATAGAATTGACTCTTTGAGGATAAAGTCTATCTCTTTGAGTTTTATTTGGATTATATGCAAGTTTAATTGCATTATTGATAATACCACGTTGCTGACCTGCAGGAGAGAACCAAGGATATGCAACAATATTAGTTCTAGTCATCAACCCAGCAACATCAGCGTTACAAGGAATATATCTGAATTTATTATTGAATCTATCATATGTGTACTTATATCCACTATCAAACACTGCATAAGAAGATGATGACAAGGAACTAAAGTAATTAATCAAATTATTTGTTTGAGTATCTGTATTTGTGATACCAATAAGATTTGCTCTATGAGGTCCAACTGTTGCAATACAATCTTTTCTCTCTTCTGCCAAAGAAATTAAGTAATTTGCCTTTGCTTGAGAGTCTGATTGTGAATCAAAACCTGGTCCCATTATGAGGTAATCTACTTCAATCTCATCTTTATTTGAGAATAATCCATAAGATGTAATTAAATCTCCTAATGATGGTTTCATTCCACCATTTGCAGAATAATCAACTCCTCCACCCAAAGTATATGTTTTATTTCCAATTGAACTGAATGTTACATCTTGAGCATTAAGTCCCCACAATCCACTTGCGGTTGAAATTGGAGTAAAGTTAGTTGAAAATCCTGTTGCTCTTGGTGCAGTTCCCCAATAAGAATCTGCAGCACTTGATGGATTACTTCCAGCATAAATCTGAGAAGAAAAATCTGCAATATATTGTTCGTACCAGATTTTTTGTGGAGAATTTATGTTAGAAATAGAATCTAAAGCTTTGGAAAGATTTAAATGCTTTTCAAGAAGATTTCCTTGAATTCCTGTAATTGAACCTGTATCATCAACAACTGCAATATGGAGGGCATCATTTTTACCATTTCTATCCAAAGAGTATTTGTTAGTTACTGGTTTTGGTGCAATAGATTTCCAATATACAACGGAGTTTGAAAGACCTAGAGTTTGTTGGTCATACCAATCAACTGCTGTTGCTGGAGTATAAGGAGTTCCCGCAGAAAGTCCAGTATTAATTCCAGAGTTATTAACGAAATAAAGAGCAGATGATGTGGAATAGGATGCAAATTCAGTTCCTTCTGCATAAGTAATTTCAGTTTCTGTTCCTGCAGTAGAAACTCTGGAAACAATTTTAACGTCTATTGTACTAGCACTATTTGTAGAATCAGTGCTAACTCCAGTAATTATGCCTTTTAAATAACCAGAGAATGTTGCAGTAGAACCAGAACCCGGTAAAACTACGTTTGATAATGCAGCAGTAACTCCATATCCAATTTGAGCTCCTGCAGTTGCTAAATTAGTTGTATTGATTCCAATAGTTTGATCTGCAAGATCATCAATAAAACAGACTTTTAAATTATTTGCCCAAGTTCCTGGATTTTTTGAAGCAAATGTAAAATCATTTGCTTCAGAGTGATTATTAATATAATCGTCGTAATTATCAATCTTTAAAGATGTTGTTGATGCAATTCCAACGCCTGCATTAGCGTTATTTAAAGTTGATCCACCAGTTCTAACAACTTTGAGAACTCCACCATAAGAAAGATAGGAGGCAGCACTCATCCAATACTCATATTGAGCATCTGTAGAAAGAGGTTTGCCGAAAACATTAATAAGATCTTGCTCTGTAGTAATATCAATTGGATCGTCAACAGGTCCAATTGGAAAAGGTCCTGCAATTGCTCCAATATTATCTAAGACATTATCAGCTCTTCCTACAGTTAAGTCAACTTCTCTGACGAGTACGCCTGGAGATAATTGAGGAGTCGCCATTTTTTTCTCCGTAATCTCAGTTTATCTAAGAAATATTTATCAAAAACTTAATTTACATATATTCCCACATATATGATCTATCCCCGTATTCATCAGTAAACCACCGATCACCATCAACATCAACAAAGCTATTTGAGTCTAACCCATCAGAAATAAATCCAAAGGGTGCCATATCCTGTTCAATTTGATTCTTTTGCTCTTCATATAATCTTTTTCTAACATCTTGATCGGTTAATTCTTTAAAATAATCTTGTGC